AATATGGCAGGTTTTACTGATAGAAGAGGACCCTTAAGTACAGGTAATCCAGTAAGGAAGATTTTAAAGGATCTTTCTAATTTAGGCATGGCTTACGATGATATGATCATCCGTAATTCTCGTGCAGTAGGGTTTACAGAAAATCAAATGGGTTACCAATTTAATCCAATGGGTTCTGATGCTGATGATATGTATAGTGCATTTGCTGCATTATCATTAACAGATACTACAATGAAAAAGAATATCTCTATATTTGATAGAGATTATGAAAAGAAAAGAGATCAGCTTAGAGAATATGCAGTACAAGATGAAATAGAAGATATCCTAGATGTAATTACCGATGAGGCAATTGTATTTGATGAATCTAATTTTATGGCATATTCAAATTTTCATGGACATATTGCAAGTTCTATCGAAGATGAGATTGGTGATGTATATAATAACCTTTATAATTACTTTGGTTTTAATGATTCAGTTCAGCCATGGAATTATTTTAGAAAATGGTTAGTAGATGGATTCCTTGCTTTTGAGATAGTATATAATGATAAACAGACAGAGATTATAGGATTTAAAGAATTAGACCCTATTTCCTTAATGCCTGGTATAGATACTGACACTGGAAAGAAGCAATGGGTACAATATAAAGGACAGGGTGCTAAAGAGAGAAAGTTATGGGATTCACAGATTATATACCTTTCTTATTCTCAAGTTAATTCTCCAATGAGAATATCCTATGTTGAAAGATTAATAAGATCTTTTAACCTTTTAAGAATTATGGAAACAACTAGAATTATCTGGGCTGTTTCTAATGCTTCATTTAAAACTCAATTTATTATACCCGTTGGTGGTAAATCTAAAACTAGAGCAAAACAATCATTAGCTTCATTAATGAACTCATATAGAGAAGTTGTAGATTTTAACCAAGAAAGTGGTGAAATTGTAACTAACGGAAAACCAATGATGCCTTTTAATAAAGAATATTGGTTACCTTCAAAAGACGGTGATTCACCAGAGATTAGTACAATTGGTGGGGATGGACCAGACTTAGGAGATACTGAATCTCTTAAATATTTTGCAGATAGATTAAAATTGGCTTCTAAGATTCCTTTCTCAAGATTTGATAAAGAAGGTGGAAATACTTATGATATGGATGCTAGCGGAATGCTAAGAGATGAAATTAAGTTTTCTAAATTTGTTGATCGCTTAAGATCTATATTCCAAGAAATACTCGTAAAGCCAATGTATCTTCAAATGTGTCTTAATCATCCAGAATTAAAAAACGATGTTTCATTTAAATCCGGTTTAGGATTAGATTTTGTTAAGGATAACGTCTTTGAAGAAATGAAAGAAATGGAATTACAAACGAAAAGAGTAGATTTTATAGGTAACCTAAAAACTCAATTAAGTACCATGACAGCAGAAATGGAGGAAATTCCATACTTCGATTTAGGATTCTTGGTTAAGAGATATGGCGGCTTTACTCGTGAAGATTTAAAGGCTAATGCTAGAGCAAAAGAAAGAGCTGATTTAGAGAAAGAAAAATACTCAGATGAAGATATTGAAAAGATCCTTTTAGGTGCCGATAAAGCAGATTTTAAACCAGAGAAGAAAGAAGGTGCAGCAGATGAAGATCCATTAGCAGACCTCTAATAAAAACTTTACAGAGATTGTAATATATAAATCAAATAACTACTAGAAAATGTCAGGAAAAAAATTATTAATTCTTGAAAGACAGAAATCAAATTTAGATATAACTACCGGTGAAGACGGTTCTGTTGTATTAGAGGGAGTATTTACCGAATTTGATGTTAAGAACAAGAATAACCGAATTTATGAGGAGAAAGAAGTAATGCCTCACATTAATGAATTACAAGAAAAGGTTAAGACCAATAAGCTTCTAGGTGAATTAGACCACCCAAAAGATTTTGATGTTAGTTTAGCTAATGTATCTCATGTTGTAGAATCTTTAGATTATGATAAAGATAAAAAACAAGTTATTGGTAAAATAAGATTATTAAATACTTCTAAAGGTAAAGAAGCGCAGGCTCTTATCAAAGATGGTATTCCTTTACATATTTCAAGTAGAGCTGCTGGTACAGTAGATGAAAATGGTAAAGTTAAAATTAAAAAGTTTTTTACTTATGATCTGGTTGCAGATCCTGGTTTTGAGAATGCAGAATTATCCAGAGTAAATGAATCTTTTGGCCTAAGTAATGATGATGGAATATTGATTTACGAAATGGAAGAAACTGAAAATAACAACGATAATAAAAAAGATCTAACAATGGAAAATAAAAACTATGTATCCGTCGAAGATTTTCAAAAGTATACTGAATATGTATCTGGAGTTCTAAGTAATGTTAAGGAATCTACTAATTCTAACAATGATGAGGTAATGGAAAAACTTATTAAGTACACCGAGCATATTGCAGAGAAGGTAAATCAGGTTACTGATTATGCTGAATACTTATCAGAAAACTTAGACAAAAATATTTCTTACTCTGACTACTTAGCAGAGAATGTAAATTCAATTAAAGATTATGCTAGTTATTTAGCTGAAGAGCTTGATGGTAGTATTCAATATTCTGAGCATGTTGCTGAGATGGCTGACAAAGGAATTCAATATTCTAACTATGTTGCCGAAAACTTAGAAAAGAGTATCGATTATTCTGAATATGTAGCCGAGAAGGTTGATCAGAATATTGCTTATTCTGAATATCTTGGTGAAAATGTAGATAAGAGTATTAAATATTCTGAATACATTGCAGAGAATATAAATACTCCTAAAGCCGATTCTATTAATGAAGATACTGTTAATGAATACGGAATGAAGGAAGGTGCTATGCCAACAATGGAAGAAGTTTCAAAATGTATGGATGAAGGTATGACATACGAACAAGTTTGTGAAAAGTATCCAGATGCTGATAAAGGCAAATTAAAAGAAATGTGTGAATCGTGTGGTAAAACTCATGAGACTGTAGATTATAAAAATTCTATTGAAGAAAAATTAGAAAAGTTAATTGCAGCTGCTGAGGTTAAGAATGTATCTGAAATGCACTTTATGAATTTCTTAGGAGAATCTAAAAAGAATGAATTTAATTCTTTATCAACAGAGAAGCAAGCTATGATTGTAGAATCAATGAATGCTAAACCAATTATGTCAACTATACAAGCTGAAAATATTTGGGAATCTAATTTTATTGAAAAGAAAAGAGAATTAGATGTAGTTTCTGATATGCCAGAAAAATTTAAAGAAAAATGGAATAACCTTTCTGAATCAAGACAACATCAAATTATTTCTGAATCAAGGTTTCATCCTGTAAATAATCAATATGGAATTAATAACTTTTGGTCAACAAGAGATCTTAGAGATACTCAAATTGTAACAGAAGCTATTAACGAAAGTAAAACTGCTGCCGAGTCTGCAAATACAAAAGAGCCATTAATAAATGAATCTTTTAAAAACGACTTAGTAAACAAAATGAAATTCAGATTAGGTAGATAATCTAATCTAAAAGATATTAATCGAATGGTTAAGAAGAAAAGAACCGAGGCGATTAAATAAACGGAATTGAAAAATTCCACAAAAATGCGAAAAATAATTTTATAAAAATGTACGCAAATCAATTAATCAACGAGGCTGAGGTTCAAAAGACCTGGGGCCCTATCATTGAGGAAAGTACTGGTATCACTGAAAAAGCCAAGTTATCTTGGATGTCTAAGTATTGCCATTACCATAACCTTAATGAAAGTGTATATAATACTGTACACTTAAATCCAAACATGAATACTCAAGGTATGGGAGCAACTGCTTTTCCTAGTGATCCTACTACAATGAACAACTTTAACGGTGCTATGACTCCAGGTTCTGGAGATAGACCTTTTTCTTTGTTACCACTTGCAATGCAAGTAGCAGCTCAGACTGTAGGTTTAGACTTAGTACCAGTTGTACCAATGCAAGGTCCTATGGGAGTATTAACTTACCTAGACTTCGTATATGGTGGAGGTAGAACAACTCAAGCTGGTGGAATAGACGGAAACTCTGCTCCATTATTAATTAAAGCTCCACTAACTCAGGTTACTGGAACTGCTTTAGCTGTAAATTCAGTAATCTACGTAGGTACTGGTGCAAATGCATCATATGAATTAACTTATGTAGGTCAATCAAGAATTGACGGATTTCCAATTTTCCGTGTAAGAGGTAACTCTGACGCTGCTGGAACTACGTTTGCTCAAGGTACTGAAGGATACGAACCAATTTATACTGCTGTTGCTGCTGCTACTAGCTTTTTCTTAGAAGCTGCAATGACTACTGACTTAGGTGACTTTGACGGTGCTGCTGAATACGTTAAAGCTTTAGAAGACCATATTACTGGTTTCTCTGGTGATGCGTTTGAAGACAACAACAGAGCTGGTAATCCACCAATGGTTGCTATTGACTCTAACGATCCTTATGAAAGAGGTGTAGGTGAATCTACTCCAGATAACATTATGGGTCTAAGTTTATTTAACAAATCAGTTGCTGCAAAAACTTTCCAAGTTGCTGCTGCCGTAACTAGAGAACAAGTTCAAGATCTGAAGCAATTCGGAATTGACGCTGTTGCTCAAGTAGAAGCTGTATTGGTAAATGAGTTAACTCAATCTATTAACAAATACATCTTGGATAGAATCTTCAGAAATGGAGCTACTAATGCAGGTAATGTAAATACTGTTGATGGTTTACAATTATCTGCTGCTTATGGTACTACTGTTGGTGCTGTTACAATTCCACTAGGACTTGGAAATGCTGACAACACAACAATTATCAATGCAACTGTTCAAAGAACTATTGTTGGTGCAGGTGGTGAAACACAAGGAACTTTACAACGTAGGTTGTATACTAAAGTACTTGCTGCTTCTAACCTAATCGCAACAAGAGGAAGAAGAGGACCTGCTACTTTCGCAGTAACTTCT